TAGTACAACAAAGCCCTATGGCAAAACAAATGGGTGCAGCCCTAGCCGCACACATACAAGATCACTTAGCTTTTGAATATCGCAAACAGATTGAAAAAGCTGCGGGTGTTCCATACCCTGCTCCAAACGCTGAAATGGATGAAGATACAGAAGTTGAAATTTCTCGACTCGCTGCGGCAGCCGCCCAACAAGTACTACAAGGAAACAAAGCAGAAGTGGCACAACAAAAAGCGCAACAAGCCGCGCAAGATCCAATTGTTCAAATGCAACAACAAGAGTTGCAGATCAAACAACAAGAAGCTCAAACGAAACAACAGAAAGTCGCTCTGGATGCGTCAGAAAAAATGGATCGTTTGGCACTCGAAAAAGAACGTATCGCAGCTCAAGAACGTATCGCGGGGCTACAAGTTGGAGCAAAGATCGCTACAGACGAAGCGAATCTAACTGCTAAACAACAAGAAGCTAAGCTGCGTATGGGTATTGACATGGCTAGAGAAATATCTAAAGAAGATCAAACAATGCAGCAAATGCAACAGAATCAGCAACAACCAAGAAAGGAAGATGAGTGAGTCAAGCTAACGACGTCCTAAATTACCTTACTACTAGGGTAGATGGAGAATTAGCGAACATAGAGCAGGACTTAGCAGTAGGCCACGCTAAAGACTACGCGGAATACAAACACACATGCGGAATCTATAGAGGGCTATTACTGGCGAAAAACATAATAACCGAAACATTAGAAAGGATGGAAACTGACAATGAGTGAACTTCTTATCGGCACGAACCCCGATAATCCAGAAGAAGCAACGGTACTACCTGATACTGCTGAGCGTAAAGCTAAGCAACTACCAGAACCCTCTGGTTATCGCATTTTGTGCGCAATTCCCGACAAAGAACAAGAGTATGAAAGTGGCCTCGCTAAAGCAGACATTACTATGACTAACGAGGATTTACTGACTACTGTTTTATTTATTATGAAGATGGGGCCGGATTGTTATGGAGACAAAGACCGTTTCCCAAGTGGGGCTTGGTGTAAAGAAGGGGATTTTGTCCTTGTTCGACCACACGCAGGTACCCGTTTAAAAATTCATGGTAAAGAATTTCGGATCATTAACGACGATAGTGTTGAGGGGGTTGTAGAAGATCCTCGTGGCATATCGCGTAGTTAGGAGAGGGTTATGGCAGAAGCTGAGAAAAAAGAAGTAGAACAGGAAGAGTTGGACTTTGAAATAGAAGGTGAAGAGCAAGAAGTAGAACTCAAAGTTGAAGATGATACTCCTGAAGCAGACCGTAATAGGTCTCCAATGCCTAAAGAAATAGTTGAAGACTTAGAGAAAGATGAGTTAGATAATTATTCAGACGGAGTAAAAGAACGTTTCAAGCAGATGAAAAAGGTGTGGCATGATGAACGCCGTGCTAAAGAATCTGCGCAACGCGAGCAACAACAAGCGGTAGAAATGGCTAAAAAAGCTATGGAGGAAAACAAAAAACTCCAAGAGGAAGCTAAAAAAGGCCGTGAAGCGTATTTAAATACCGCTAAAAAATCTGTTGAATACGAGACTGAAATGGCTAAACGAGCCTATAAAGATGCGTATGAATCAGGTGATACGGACTCTATTGTTGACGCTCAAACTAAACTTTCTGATGCAAATTTCAGAAGACAACAAATTGAGAATTACCAACCTCCTAGACAAAAGGAGGAAAATAGTGTAAATAGTACATCAACTGAAGCTGTTAAGCCTCAACTAGACTCCAAGACGATGGCGTGGCAAGAGCGCAATACTTGGTACGGGTCTGATGAAGAAATGACTGCGGCGGCCCTAGGGTTTCACCAAAAGTTAGTTCGACAGAAAGGCGATGCTTACGTAGGTTCAGATGATTATTGGTCGGACGTTGACAACACAATGCGCCGCAGATTCCCTGAGTATTTTGGGGAAGACAATTCTACGGACGGGGGCGGCAAGCCTGTTCGTGCAGAAAACAAACCCGCCACAGTGGTTGCACCAGCATCCCGAAGTACATCTTCCAAACGGATCGTACTAAAGCAGTCACAGGTAGCGCTAGCTAAAAAACTTGGCTTGACACCTGAACAATACGCTAAAGAACTTAGGAGATTGGAGAACCAAAATGGCTAATAATAGTAAAGATACTAGACTTGCACGCGAATTAGAATCACGCGATACACAGGAACGACCAAAACAATGGGTACGACCTGAAGTACTTCCAGAACCAAACCGAAAACCTGGGTTTACGTACCGCTGGGTTCGGGTTGCGATGTTAGGCCAACAAGACCCACGTAACGTCTCGTCCAAAATGCGAGAAGGCTGGGAACCTGTTCTGGCTAGCGAGCAACCACATTTACAAATGCTTGTTGATCCCAATAGTCGTTTCAAAGACAACATTGAGGTCGCGGGTTTGTTGCTTTGCACGATGCCTGACGAGATGGTTGAGCAACGTAGAGAATACTTTACGAAGCAAAATGAGTCTCAAATGGAATCTGTAGACAACAATTTTATGAGAGAGAATGATCAACGAATGCCTTTGTTTAAAGAAAAGCGTTCTACTACGTCATTCGGTAAAGGTAAATAATTTTTTAGAGAGGTTATAACATGGCTACTACAGCTGCCCCTTATGGGCTTCGGCCTATTAATCGGGTTGATGGCATGCCTTACGCTGGTGCAACAGATACTTTTCTGATTGATCCAGCTGGTGAAGCCACCAACATTTTTTATGGACAAGTTGTCATCATTGGCGCTGACGGGTATATCGCCCTATCAACCGCTACTGGTGCTGACATTACTAGTAACAACCTTGGCGGTTCTGGTGTAGGCGCTATTGGTGTGTTTGTTGGTTGCGAGTATATTAATGCTCAAGGTCAAGTCATCAATGCTCAATATTATCCATCAGGTACTGCTAATGGTGGAGAAATTAAAGCTAAAGTGATTACTGATCCATCTGTAGCTTTCCAAGCTCAATTAGATGGTTCTGGTGCACAAACAGTTTTGGGTAATAATACATTCTTCGCTGCTGCACAGAGTACATCTACTGGTAGTACTGCTACTGGTAACTCTACAAGTGCTTTGGATGCTACTGTCCAAACAGCCGCCGCTGCCTTCCGCATCGTAGATTTTGTTTCCGAACCTGGAGACGCATTTACAGATGTGTTGGTAAAGTTTAACCCCAGCGCTCATTCATATTTGAATAACGTTGGATTATAAGGAGATATGTAAATGGCTATTTCACGCGCCCAACTACTGAAAGAACTCCTTCCCGGTCTTAACGCCCTTTTTGGCATGGAATATGCACGATACGGCGAAGAGCATAAGGAGATTTTTGAAACTGAAACTTCTGAGCGTTCATTTGAAGAAGAGACAAAGCTATCCGGCTTCGCGGCAGCACCTGTGAAGGATGAGGGTAACTCTATCGCTTACGATAATGCACAAGAGGCTTGGACTGCACGCTACAATCACGAAACCATTTCGCTTGGTTTTTCTCTTACTGAGGAAGCCATCGAGGATAACTTGTATGACTCATTGTCATCTCGTTACACCAAAGCGTTGGCTCGTGCTATGGCATTCACTAAGCAGACCAAAGCAGCAGGAGTTCTTAACAGCGGCTTTACTGCTGGTGAAAACGGTGGAGACGGAGTTCCTCTATTCTCTACTGCACACCCGCTAGTAAGTGGTGGCACAAACAGTAACACTCCAGCTGTCCAAGCTGACCTTAATGAGACTTCTCTAGAGGCCGCAGTAATTCAAATTGCTGCATGGACAGACGAGCGTGGTTTACTGATCGCTGCTAAGCCCCGTAAACTCATTGTTCCACCAAACCTAATGTTCGTTGCTACCAGACTCCTAGAGACTGAGGGACGAGTTGGTACGGCAGACAATGATATCAATGCACTTGCAAACAACGGTTCTATCCCAGAGGGTTACACAGTTAACCATTTCTTGACAGATACCGATGCTTGGTTCCTTTCAACTGACGTACCTAATGGTATGAAGCACTTCGTTCGTTCGCCTATGGCTAACTCTATGGACGGGGACTTTGACACAGGTAATGTCCGTTATAAGGCTCGTGAACGTTATTCATTCGGGTGGTCTGATCCACTTGGTATGTTTGGCTCACAAGGCGCATAACAAAGCAACAAGGGAGGGGGGTTACAAGCCCCCCTTTTTTAATCTATACTGTACGTACTAGGATACATATAACTTATATCGACTGACCTAGCAGACTTAATAGAGACGATATAAGGAGTGCTATTACACGAAAGGATTTAAAATGGCTACTACTACTTTTTCAGGGCCACTCAGAGTTGGTGAGGCCCAAAAGTCATCTAATGCAGAAGTTGCTGGAGCAGTTTCTTTAGTCGCAACTGCTTTTATGGCAGACCCAACAGCAGCTACAACTACAGAACTTCGTAGAGGCTCAGCTGCAACAGGCAATTCTGCTCTTTCAGTTATTCTCCCTAAAAACGCTATTGTTACTAATATTGAAGTAGAAGCAGACGCTACAGGTGGTACAAATCCTACTTTTGATGTAGGTTGGATAGAAGTTAAAACCGACACACCTGCTTCAGACCCAGATGGTTTAATTGATAACGGTGATGCTGACGCAGGCCATACCGTATTTAATTTTGCTACAGCAACTGTAGGTAATGACTTTGGTTTTGTTATGAGTGCTAACTACCCTGTTAAGATTACAGGTGGGGTTGGCGCATCAGCAGCAACTGGCGGAAACATTACTATGCGTGTTCACTACCATGTATACGATGCTTCATTCGGCACAGACGGTAGCGGCTCTTAATTAGGAGATAGCTCATGCAATATGATGTAAAGTCAACACACTTAACTGCTACTGGTGTTGCGTATGCCGCTAGAACCCGTATAAAAACTGTGTACTACACAGTTAAAACAGTGCCTGCAGATGCAAGTACTATTGTCGATATGAGGTTTTTTGACAATGCAGGAGCAGCTTCTGGTACTGAGGTTCTTAGGCTATCTAATAGTGTGGTAGGTCAAAATATTGTAGATGTTCCAGGTGAAGGCATTGTATGCGAAAACGGAGTATCTATTAACATTGGCACTGCTGAGTCTGTAACACTATTTTTTGGGTAACTACTGTGGGAAATTTTGACCTACCCAAGGCGCTGGCTAGTTTAGTTCCAGTTTTGCTGGCGGCTATGTGGTGGGTCATTAGTTCTGTTGGAGAAATCCAATCTAATATACAGTTAATTCGCGCTAACCAAATGCAACTTATAAGTCCGTCTGGGGTAATAGTTCCTAGTCCAGGCAACGCGTTTGCACGGCAAGAACTCAAAGAAGAAATTCTAGAGCATATTCATGATCTTCAAGTTCGTGTCCATTTACTAGAAAGAAGTGACTAATGCGTAGAAAACTTAATAAAAAATCTATGGCTTGTAACAAGCCTAGAAGCACTCCAGGACATCCAAAGAAATCACACGCGGTAAAGGCTTGTGAGGGTGGTAAAGAAAAAATTATTCGTTTTGGACAGCAAGGTAAAAAAGTAGGTTCTGTATCTGGAACTGCGGGAAAACCTAAAGCTGGAGAATCTGCTCGTATGAAGGCTAAGCGCAAATCGTTTAAGGCTAGACACGGAAAGAATATAAAGAAGGGTAAGATGTCAGCCGCTTATTGGGCTGATAAGGTAAAGTGGTAATGTAATGATCGCCCCCAAAGGTGTAACCAAAAAGGGCAAAAGATGGTATAAGAAGTGTAGTTATTGTGGTGTTGAACAATCTTATTTACGTAGAAATTATGCAATACATTCATTTTTACTTAATAAACGTTGTAGAGCTTGTTCAGCAATAGTAAATAATACGAAGCCATATTACACTTATAAACAACTTAAACTTTCTTGGTTTTACGCATTTCAAAGAGGCGCAGAGGCAAGAGGGATTAAGTGGGGTATAGAGGTAGAAGAAGTTTGGAAGTTGTACGAAGAGCAAGACAAAGTTTGTAAATTATCGGGATTACCGATAGGTTGGGCAGACATAGGACGAAACCATACTGCCTCGATAGATAGAATAGATAGCAACAAAGGATACGTTTTGAGTAATATTCAACTAGTTCATAAAGATGTCAATGTTATGAAAAGTAAATACGATCAAAATTATTTTATTTCCACATGCCAATTAGTGGCTAAACGTAACGAGGTTTAATATGGCTAAAGAAGAGAAGAAGAGACCTAAAAATTTACAAAGGCTTGATGATTACAATACTCTTAGAAGAGAAACTAAAGGTTTTCAACAAGAAAAACTGCCTCTTGACCCGTCTGAATTTAGCGTAAAAGACAACTTAACATACGCAGCAAAACAAGGCGTAAAAAAGGCAAAAGAGATTGGTAGAAATGTAGTTAATAAAGGAAAAGATATGAAGTCTAAAGCAGGGAAAGCTCTCAAAACATTGCAAAGTCCTACCAAAGCTAAAAAAGAACTGGAAGGTAAGGCTTACGGCGGTAAAGTCAAGAAGATGGCTACAGGTGGCAAACTACCTATGGTAAAAAAAGATGGGAAAATGGTTCCTGCGTTTGCTGCTGATGGTAAAGGCAAAATGGCTTATGGTGGTAAAGTTAAGAAGATGGCTGATGGTGGTGATATTGGACGTAAAATTCGGAATTCAAAACCTGCCCCTATGCCAAAGCCTAAAAAGCCTCCATTTAAAAGCAATATGCCACAGATAGACGGCGAGGCAAGAGAAAAAGCAATAATGGAAAAGTTTAAGAAACCAAAATATAACCCTAAAAAGATATTAAAGGAATACCGCGAAAAAACTGGTTCATCTCCGTCAAGAAGAATAGCATCAGGTGGTAAAGTTAAGAAGATGGCTTATGGCGGTTCAGTAAAGAAAACAGGTGCTCGTCGAGCCGACGGTTGCGCAGTTAGAGGTAAAACTAAAGGAAGGATGGTTTGATATGGGCATGTTAAAAAAAGCATTAAACGTTGTAAGTCCAGTAGCTAGTGTCGTTAATAAATCTGGCCCAGTTGCTAAAATGTTGGGCATGGAAAAGAAAAAAGCAGTTGCAAGACCTATGGATAGTGGTGTAGTAGACATGCTTAAAAAAGGCCAAGGTCAAAACGCACTTCAAGAAGGACAAGCTAGAATAGCTCCTAAAAAAATGAGTAAAGGTGGTAGGGCTACGCACAAAATGCCAGATGGAACCATGATGAAAGGTGCATCTCATAAAATGGGACACGGCGGTAAAGTTAAGAAAATGGCGCGTGGTGGATCATCAGCTTCTAGACGCGCTGACGGTTGCGCAGTAAAAGGCAAAACTAAAGGAAGGGTGGTTTAGTCGTATGATGCCTTCTCGTGGAATGGGTAAGATTAAAAAGATGGCCTCAGGTGGGCAATCTAAGTCTAAGTCTAAGTCTAAAGTCAACGAAGCTGGCAATTACACCAAACCAGGACTACGCAAGCGTATCTTTAACAGTATTAAAGCAGGTGGTAAAGGTGGTGCTCCAGGGCAATGGAGTGCTCGAAAAGCTCAGATGTTGGCTAAAAGATACAAAGAAGCTGGTGGAGGCTATAAGTCATAATGGCTCTCGCTAAATCACAGAAAAGTCTTAAGTCTTGGACGAAACAAAAATGGCGTACTAAAAGTGGTAAGCCATCAACCCAAGGTGCAAAAGCAACTGGAGAGCGGTATCTTCCAGAGAAAGCAATAAAAGCATTATCAGATAAAGAGTATGCAGCTACTACAAAGGCTAAGCGCAAAGCTAAAAAGTCTGGCAAGCAAGTTGCTAAACAACCTAAAAAGATTGCTAAAAAAGTAAGAAAGTATAGGAAGGTTACATAATGGCTGCTACACCTGGAATTAAAACTAAACCTAAAACCCGCAAAACTCCGGCTAAACGAAAAACTGCAACCGCTCCAGTAGTAACGCAGACACAAGCACAGCTTGACGCACACGAAAGAGAATGTGCTGCTAGATATTCTTCTGTTCTTGATAAACTAGGAGCATTAGATAAACGTATGTTTCGTATGGAAGCCTTACACATGGCATCTATTGTTGCTGTTATCGGGCTAGTTTTAGCCACACTTTTGAGATAAATATGACTACAACAGGTACAAGTACATTTAACCTCGACCTTAATAACCTCGTAGAAGAGGCGTTTGAGCGTTGTGGTGCGGAGTTGCGTACGGGATATGAAATGCGTACCGCTCGTAGGTCTTTAAACTTACTAACTATAGAATGGGCTAATCGTGGCATTAATTTATGGACGATCAATCAAGGTAGCATCCCACTTACGCAAGGTACTGGTACTTATAATCTTCCTATCGATACTATTGATCTGTTAGATAGCGTTATCCGAACGGGTACTGGCACAAATCAAAACGATATAAACATTACTAGAATTAGTTCTTCTACATACGCATCTATACCTAACAAGAACTCTCAAGGTAGACCGATTCAAGTGTGGATAGACCGACAGTCTGGTGCGACAGAACCTACAACGGGGATAGCATACCCCACTATAAACGTCTGGCCTGTACCCAATAACGATACTTACACTTTTACTTATTGGAGACTTAGACGTATACAAGATGCGGGTAACGGGGTAAATACTGAAGATATACCATTTAGGTTTCTCCCCTGCATGGTTGCTGGGTTGGCGTACTATTTGTCATTAAAGCTACCGGAGGCTATGGGCAGGGTTGAAATGTTAAAACTAGCGTATGAAGAACAATGGAATTTTGCCTCAACTGAGGATAGAGAGAAGGCTTCTCTTAGGTTAGCTCCTCGACAAATGTTTTACTAAAGTTATATGGCTAATAAGTTTGCTTCCGGCAAAAATGCGATAGCAGAATGTGATCGTTGCGGTTTTCAATATAAACTCAAGCAATTAAAAGAGTTAACGATAAAAACCAAAAATGTTAACATTCTAGTGTGTCCTACTTGTTGGGAGCCGGATCAACCACAAAATCAACTGGGTATGTACCCTGTAGATGATCCACAAGCATTACGTAACCCTAGGCCAGATAATAGCTATGAACAGTCAAGAGATATACAATGGGGTTGGAATCCAGTAGGACTAGACAATCCACTAGAACTTAGTGGTCTCGAAGATGATTTAGTAAGTGATGGACAAATAGGTGTAGTAACAATAACAACTAGCTAAGGAACTGATATGGAAGATACAGGAAAATTCAAACAACCTAAACCATGCCCTGTACCAAATGTAGACGGGTACCCAAACAAGGTAGCAAACACCCAGACACAAAAAACTCGTGGTACTGGTGCGGCTACTAAAGGAACTGGTCATAGCAAAAAGATGGGTTAAATGAACTACGCTACTTTATTTGAGACTATACAGGCTTACGCCGAAAACACGTTTCCCAGTACGTCTGTAAACGATACTTCTTCCTCTGCCTCTACTTTTACAACTAAAGAGCAGATTGATACGTTTATACGACAAGCTGAGCAACGGATTTTCAACGTCGTTCAACTACCTGATTTACGTAAGAACGTAACGGGCACACTAACTAACGGTAATAAATATTTAGGGATACCTACAGATTGGTTATCTACGTTTTCATTAGCGGTTATTGCCGCCGATGGTAGTCAGGCGTTTCTTTTAAATAAAGACGTTAACTTTATGCGCGAGTCTTTCCCAGACCCAACAGCGACAGGGGTTCCGACGCATTATGCTATTTTTGATAACACCTCTTTTATTCTTGGGCCTACGCCAAACAGTAATTACTCAATGGAGTTACATTACTTTTATTATCCACAGTCTATTGTAGACGCGGGGACATCTTATTTAGGAGATGATTTTGATTCTGTACTTTTGTATGGGTCTTTGATGGAAGCTGCTACGTTTATGAAAGCAGAACCAGACGAGATTGTTAATTACCAAAAACGGTATGATGAAGCGTTAGGATTAATTAAGATGCTTGGTGATGCTAAAAATCGTCAAGATATGTATAGAACCCCACAAGTAAGGTATCCAGTTAAATAATATGCAAACCGAAAAACTTTCTTTTTTATTAGGTGGGGATGGTATTACAGTAGCTACCACAAGTGGTCGTGGCTTTACACCAGAAGAAATAGCAGAACGAGCACTAGACAAAATTATTTCTGTAGGGTCACAATCACACCCTGTAATTAGGGATCAAGCAGAAGCCTTTAGAGCGCAAATCAAACAAGTTCTAATTTTTTATTTAAACGAGGCTGTAAAGTCACATAACGTAACTCTGGCTAACAAGCTCACTAATGCAGGTTATTCAGAATTAACATCAATCTTAGATTCATAAGGAGCCAATTATGGCAATTTCACAAGCAATGTGTACTTCTTTCAAAGCTGAACTTATGTTGGCTGTACACGATTTTCGTAACGGAACTGGAGATACATTTAAGTTAGCGCTTTACACATCTTCAGCTACAATTAACGCGAACACTACAGCGTATTCAGCTACTAACGAAACAACAGGTACTAACTATACCGCTGGTGGGGCTAATCTTGTTAATACAGGTGTGGCTAAAACAGAGACTAGTGTAACCGCTGGTACTGGCTTTACAGACTTTACTGACCTTACGTTTTCTAACGTAACAGTTACAGCCCGTGGCGCTCTTATCTACAATAACACTCCGTCAGCAAACGGTATTTCTGGTGCGGTTCCAAATGCAGCAGTAGCAGTTCTGGACTTTGGTGGTGATAAGACTTCAACAGCTGGAGATTTTACTGTTATTTTCCCTACAAACGATGCGACAAACGCGATCATTAGAATCGCTTAAACAGAATGTCGGCATTAGCTTGGGGTCAATCTACTTGGAATAATAGTGATGGTTTCGGAGGCATACTTGACGCTAATGTAACTGTTACGGGGGTAAGTTCGACTGCAAGTGTAGGTAGTGTAACTATATCTGAAAGTGTTGCTTTCGCAATAACAGGTGTTTCGGCAACAGCAAGTGTAAGTAACGTAGTAGCTAGTGCGGGTGCAAACCCTGAAGTTATAGGTACAGCAGCAAGTGGGGTTATTGGAAGTCCTAGTGTAACTGGAGCAGCAAGTGTAACCCTTAGTGGTTTGTCTGCGACAACAGGTTTGGGTACATCAACAGCGAGTATTCCAAAGAATGTAACTTTATCTGGAGTTTCAGCTTCTGGTTCCTTAGGACAAATAGTTGGGCTACAACCAGACTCGTGGGGGGCTTTAACTTGGGGTACGCCTAGAGGTTGGGATGGCTTTATAAACGTTGATGTAGCGTTAACGGGTGTACAAGCATCAGGGGCTTTAGGTACTTCGAGTGTATCTACCGAACAAAATCTAACATTAACAGGAGTTGCAGCAACAGCAAGCCTTAGTACCGGAGTAGAAGTTGAAGCAGGTGCAGATCATCCAGTTACTGGCGTAGCAGCTACTACAACTCTAGGAACAGTAACCGCTACAGCTGGGGCTAGTGGACAACCAGCAGGACTACAGGCAACAGGAAGCACTGGAACATTAGGATTTGTAACTACTAACTTTGTAAACGTTACAGGTGTTTCCGCATCAAATGTTGTAGGTACCGCTACAGTAACGGCAGACGCTTCTGTTACAGTTATAGGTGTTTCAGCAATAATATCAACAACCACACCATTAATATGGCAAAATATCGACGATGATCAAACACCAAATTGGTCAGAAATTAGCACGGGAAGTGCAGCTTGGACGGAAGTAGACGACACACAATCACCTAATTGGCTGCCTATAGCAGCCTAGGAGTAAAAAATGGCATCAACATATTCATCAAATCTTAAGTTACAACTCATGGGTACTGGTGATAACGCTGGCACTTGGGGTACTGTAACTAATGTAAATTTAGGCACTGCGCTTGAAGAATCTATAGCAGGCACAGTAGATATAGCTTTCTCTAGTGGGGACGTTACCTTAAGTCTAACAGATACCAATGCTACACAGTCCGCTAGAAATATGCGGTTAAACTTAACTGGTACCTCCGGCGGAGCTAGAAATTTAATTGTTCCCGCCGTTGAGAAGATGTATGTCGTTAACAACGGTTTAGCTGACGCTTGCACAGTTAAAGTATCTGGTCAGACAGGTGTAGCAGTTCCCGCCGGTAAAACTACGCTTTTGTTTAATAATGGGACAGATGTTGTTAATGCTATAACCCATTTAAGCTCGCTAACATTAGCTACAGACTTAGCTATTGCTGACGGAGGTACTGGCTCTAGTACTGCTTCTGCAGCGCGCACCGCATTAGGTGTTGCGATTGGTAGTGACGTTCAAGCCTTTGATGCTGACACACTCAAGGCTGACACTGCTGACACACTTACAGCGCCATTCCGAGGCACGATAACCACAGACAATGATCTGTCGTTTGACCTAAACGTA